ATTTCAATTCTATGAAACTCTAAAGCATTGTTTGCTTCAATAAGTTCAGTTTCTCCCCATACTTTTCCAGCGATCATTCCATTTCTCCGCTTCTTGTGGCGTGTTTATTTCCATGCCACTAAATTCTACTGGTAAACAACCTATGTCCCATCCGCCTTTGAGCCAGCGTAATTGTTCAAGTTGTTCTACACTTTCTTCTGTTTCGACAGGCATAGATGAATAAAGTTCAAGCGGGTTACGTTTGTATCCATACACACCTAAATGCCATTCGCCATAGCCTGCAAATCCTCTGCCAAACCATAAACATTTATCTGCACTACGCACTACCTTAACTGTATTTAGATCCTGTTTTTGTTCTTCTGGTAACTGTGTACACACAGTTGTTATTTGATAGTTCTTTAGATGCCATAAACATTTGTCAATCATTTCAGGTGTGACATCTGGCATATCGCCTTGTACATTTACAAAATGACTATACTTACCAAGTAAATCGCCACTAATAGCACCAGCACATCGTTCGGTTCCGTTCTCATAAGGAACCTCTTGGTCAATCCAACATACCTCCCAACCAAATATCCTACCGATTCGCATATCGTCTGTAAGTACGAATGTGTCGTGTCCTGTTTGTTTACATGCTTCATATACTCTCTCAATCATGGTCTTGCCGCCTAAATCTACTAGTGGCTTGCCAGGAAACCTTTTGCTAGCATATCTAGCCGGTATAACGATAGCGGTGGATTTCATCTACTATACTTTCAAAATCTTGAAGTTTTATCATGTTAGGTCCATCACTAGGAGCATTATCTGGATCGTCATGTACTTCTAGAAAAAATGATGTGATGCCCAATGCTGCACCAGCACGGCAGAGAGAAGGTACATACTTACGATCACCGCCACTAGTATCGCCTTGTCCGCCAGGCGTTTGCACACTGTGGGTAACATCATAGATAAAACTGTCGCCCAACTTATCAAGAAGATACTGCATACCAACAAAATCATTGATGAGTGTGTTGTATCCAAAACTAGTTCCTCTTTCGGTAATCCAGACTTCTTTTGCGTCTGTACACTTACTTATCACTCCTTCTACTTCTTTTGGAGATAAAAACTGTCCTTTTTTAATATTAACAATTTTTCCACTGCGAGCCGCAGTTGTTATTAAATCAGTTTGGCGACATAAAAATGCAGGAATTTGTACAACATCTACACTGTTGTACCATTTTTCAACTCCTCTCCAGGAGTTTATTTCGAAGACACTGTGAAAGTCAGTTAGTATGTTTACATTTAACACTCGCTTTATTTCTACAAAGTCATCCATTGTGGCCCGCATTCCTCGTCCACGTTGACTGGCTACATTTGTTCGATTTGCTTTGTCATAACTTGCTTTGAAGTAATAATCGATATCATACCGCTCGCATACTCGTTGACATTCTACTGCAATATCTAAACTTTTGCTAAGAGATTCGTGTTGACAAGGACCTGCAATAATTCTCATGTGAAATCAAACAAACTATCAAATGTAGTTTTGTCCTCCGCTTTGGTCAAGTCCCAATTCATAACACCCAACAAGTTTTCAATCTTCTTTGTAATAATACCTTCTTCCATTGTGTCTGTATCAAACGGAAGTTCTTTGTACCATTCCGGCAAACGTGTTTCATCTGTGGGATAACCAATACTAGTAAAGCCCATTGGATTTGGTTTTAGTTTGCACACAATAGTCTTCATACCATCCATAATTTCCATGCTGTAACGGTCACTGTTCATTCTACGCATTCTGTTGTAGTTGATAGCTGCTCTAACATGACCTGGCATGTTTGCTTTGCCTTTGTATACTTCATCTCCTGTTTTAGGATCTAACATATATTCACTGTTGTAGTAGTGTGTAAGTTTGTTCACACGTTTGGGTGTACCTTTGAGCCACGCTGGCATGTTTCTAAATTCACTGCGAAACTCGATAATGCGTTCAATAATCTCTTCTTCGCTTGTACCTGTTAGTGTTTTGAGTAACAGTTCATTCAAGAAGTCTTGCATAAACGCAGGAGTGTCTGACCTTTTGAGGTCCAGGCCCATTGCTTTGATCTTGCCTGGCTTATCATCTTTATCTTCTCTGTGACCTTCATTGTCATACACTAGGATTGCATAGCGTTTCTTTGTGATGTATATACCAGCAGTTGCACTAACTTCACGTGCTGCTGCAATAATTTCACCTTGCTTGCGATCCAATACGTTGTGCGCCCTAGCCATATAATCAGGGAATGTTTCATTGGCTTGTTCACACACAGTTTCATACAGTTCAGTGACTTTGTCTTTGTCCCAAGCAAATTCACCGCTTTCAATTTGTTCTTTAAAAATAGGATACGCACTAAAGTACACACTGTCTGTATCACCATAGATAATTGCAGGACCCACATGATTGTATTCACCTGTAAACAGTTCATTTACTTTGGCGCCCATGTGCCTTGCAATACATCTACCAGTTAGTGTTGTGCTTTGCCCCATGCGTGGATCATTGAATCTACTGCCTGGATTAAGTAACGCACCATACAAACTGTTCAAGTTAATCTTTTTCACCAACTGCCGTTTGTCCCAATAAGCAGTTTCTTCAATGTTACCTGCCGCTTGATTTTCACGCATGTTTTTTTGCAGTACTTTACGTTCTGCATACCAGCGTTCCAGCAAGCCTGGAATGATGCCTTTTCTACTTTGATCTAGTATTGTACCATTGCTAGTAAGCACCCAAGGTTGCCCACTTTCAAAGATAATTTGATACAGTTCAGCACCTGTGCCTTGCAGTTCCTCGCCATTTTCAAAGTCAATATATAGCAGTGTCTCGTCATCTTTAGCAATAACAAGTTCATATTCTTTAGCGGCAAACTTGCCTTCCCAAGCCTTGGCAACTTCCCATTTGTGTTCTGCTAGCATTGGCACAGTCAGTGTGTGTCTAATCTGACCAACAATAGTTTCTGTACTCATGTTCAAACTGCGCAAAATACTCGGATACAGACTGTTCAAGTCCATACTGCCGATCCATTCATGAAAGCCTTTCTTGGGCGTAGCAACATATGCACCAGCCGCTGTACATGCTTGTGGATAGTGCTTTTGTGTTTTGTCATGTTGCTTGTCAGGAACAATAAGTCCTCTACTGTGTGCTTCGTTTAGAATAGCTTGGTCTGTAACAGCAACCGCACCCATAGTTGTTTGCACAAGAACTGTGTTGTCGTGTGCAATAACGTTTGCGAGGTCAATAAACTGTAGCTTCTTGTCCATACGTACCAACAAGTCAACGTCTTGTCTGGAGTACTGAATAAACGTTTCGAAGTCGTTGTTGTACAGCTGATCCAATGTGCCTTCATATTCTGTTTTGCGTTCACCAAGTTCATATTCGCCAATAGCATCCAAACTGTAGCTGTGCATCTCGTGATATGTATACTTGCGATACAGTTCCATATAATCTAAGTGCAGTCTACCCACTGTATCAAATGTTTCTTGTGCTTTGCCATAGCGTTCGAATTCTCGTCTGTTGGGATATTTGCCCCACAAACAAAAACGCCTTGTGTGTTCTTTACCAAGAACTCTTGCTATGCGATTGACCAAGTAGGGAATATCAAAGCCTTCACTGTTCCAACCACTCATTACATCTGCATCATCGATCAACTGCAAAAATGTATCCAGCAGTTCATCTTCTGTATCCATGAGAATAGTATCCTCAAATCTGTCCACAATAAGTTGTGCATCTGCTCGTGTAAGTGTCTTGGGTTTGATAACCAAACAGATAGTTTTACCAATCCAATCCAAGTGTACACTGATTGCTGTTACTGGATTGAACGGATCACTGGGATCAGCAAAGCCTTTGTCTTTGTCAAAGTCAACCTCGATATCGAAAAATGCTTGTTGTAGTTTGGGAGTATCTGCTCCCAAATAGTTGTCAGCCAGGCATCTAAAAACTGGGTTGACATCACTTTCAAACAGCTTTTGATTGCTGTACAGTTTCTTTTCTTTTTTGAACTGTTTACCGCTAGTGGTTACCACACGTTGTAGTTTGTCGCCAAAGATACTTTCGAAACTGCCGCGACTGTCTTTGTAATAGAACAAGTAACGTGCAGGATATTCCCTGAACTCTCGTCTACCATTTACACGTTCTACAACGTGAATAATATCTTTGTCTCTATCAATGAGTGCGTCTACATACATTAACTAACAAATGCCCTTTCTTGCACAAACGTACCTTGTGTTTTTTTGTTGCCTTCACTGAACCCTAGTGCAGCGAAGTGTTCTTTTAAGTCGTTGTTGAATGCTATACTTCCACATAACATTATACGCTGATATTCAGGATTGTCAATCTTAACTGTTCCGTCTGCCATAAACTTTTGAATGCGTCCTTGCAGTTCAGCAGGTTCTTGTGTAACTGTGCTGATATACTCAATGGGCATTTCGTTGAGAAAGTCTCTGTAGCAGTCTTGTTCTGAATGTGTTCTAGTAGTCCATGTTACAGTGATGTTTTCAAACAAGTCATATGTTTCTGGTTCACGCAACAAACTAATAAAAGGTGCAATACCTGTACCACTAGCCATCATTACCAAATGTCCACCTAATTCCAGATTAGCAAGTATCAGCGTTCCGGTGGGTTTTTCTCCCACTAGTATTTTGTCTCCCACACTCACATGTTGTAGTCGACTGGTTAATGGACCGTCTTGTACTTTGATACTGTAAAACTCCAAGTAGTCGTCATAAGGTCCACTGGTAATACTGTATGCTCTATTAGGTGTATCATCATCAACAGTACTGATCATAACAAACTCGCCCGCAGTAAATCTATAACTGCGAGGTCGTTCGGTTCTTATTCTAAATAGTTTGTCTGTATAATGTTGTACTTCAATGACTGTTAAGTCAAGCATTAATTGTCTCTACCTACTGCTTGAAGTACTTCTTCAACTGCATTAAAACTGTCTTGTACATTAGCAAATTCATTTTTGTATGCAATTCTAATGGCTTTGTTTAGCACTGCTGGTTTCATATCCATTTCTTCTGCAATGGCTTTTACTGTGTCTCTGAGACCTTCTTTGAGTG